CAGGAAGGGCGCGGTGACGTTGAGCTCCGGGTGGTCGGCGATGGTGACGCTTGCGCGCAGGCGGTTCAGCGTGCCCTGCGCAATTTGCGGGTTGCCGGCCATGTGTTATACCGCCTCCGTCGCGTTGACGTTGATGATGATCTGCTTGAAGCCAAGCTGCGGGGCGTACACCACGGACAGGCCGTCGTAACGCTCCAGGCTGTAGTGGCTCGGGTTCGCCGCAGCGTAGTCTGCAAAAGGCACCGCGTTGACGGCGACCTTGCCGGCGAACGCGCCGTTGTTGAAGGCAGCAACGAAGTCAGCCTGCGTCATCTGCGTCACAACCACATTGCCTACTGCCAGCCCGTAGGAGACTGCCGTCGTCATCGTCTTGGCCAGCGTGGCCTGCAGGCGGTTGATGCCGTCCTGGTTGTAATACAGCGGCGCCGCGGGATTGTTGCTGCCGTTGATCACCGCGTTGGCGACGTTCAGGTCAGCGTTGATCTGTACCCAATCCACCGAGTACCAGTAGTTGAATGGGCGGCCATCCATGTTGGTGCCCCAGAACAGCACCTTGTTCGAAATGCCGCCCTCGGCTCCGGTGCCGACGTAGTTTACATACCCGGCCTTCAGCGCGGCCAGCGTGGCCGAGTTGCCGAACGTCGGATAGTCGGTGACGTCGAACAGATAGGAGAACGCCAGCGGCGTCACCAGGTTGGACGAGCTCGGGTTGTAACTGAGCGTCTTCCAGAACATCGCGGCGGCCGACGCCTCGCTCGACGGCGCGTCGGGAGACTCCACCATCGTCAACGCAGCCTTCATGTCCGCAAACGAACTGAACGTGCCGGTCGTCGTGGTGATGAAGAAGTAGGTCTTCGCCGTAGTGGCGCCGAAGCTGTTCACCAGCGTGGCGAAGGTCGCCTCGGTGTTCCAGTTGTCCGGCACCAGCCAGCTGTAGATCACGCCAGGGTTGGTGGTGATGAACGCGTCGAGGTCCGCCACGCCGTTGTCAACAGCGTCGACACCGAGGTTCAGCACGTACACCGACACGTTCGCGCCCTGGGCAAAGAACGTCGCCACCTGGTTGGCCAGCGTCGCCACTGCGGCCGGGATCACCGTGCCCTGCACGGTGTCAGCGCCCGGGTCAGGGGTCAGCGCGTAGGTGAACTCGGTGGTGCTGGTGATGGTGCAGTTGAACGTGCCGTTGTATGCCGCAGGGGTGACGCCGGCAATGGTCAAGCTGACGATCTCGCCAACCGGGAAACCGTGCGCGGTCGAGGTCGTGCAGGTTGCCACGTTTGCCGCCCGGGAGAACCCGGACGTCGCCACCGCAGACACCAGCAGCGGCGTGAGGTCGGACGCCTGTGTCAGCAGCGTCAGGCTGCCGACCGGCTCATCAATGCCGCCCTGCGTGACGATTGCGCCGGTGCGCTGCAGCGTGCTGGGCGCGGGGGCAACCGTCTGCGAGACGTTGACGGTGACGATGTTGTTCGCCATGTTCTTGTCCGCCTATCAGGTGTAGGAGACGGCGACGGTCTGGCCGGTGCCGACGATGTACGTGATGCCCGTCGCGCACGGCCAGTTGATCGGATAGACGCCGAGAGTGTTCGGGATGCCGGCAATCTTGTTGCCCGCAGCGGCGTCGCCAGTCGCGGCGCAGTCGTGGATGGCGCCCGGGGCAGAGCCTGCGACCAGCACGGTCACGGTGCCGACCTTGCCCGCCGACGCCTTGATCGTCACGCTGGCGGACTTGTTGTACGCCGCCGATGCGGCCTCGGTTACGGCCACGGTGGTGTCTTCGGCGACCACGCGCAGGAGGCCGGAAGCATCCAGGTTCATCGGGGCGTAGGCGTCGTTGGGGTTGATCGCGGTGTTGATGGGGTTCGGGTTCTGCGGCATGACGGGTCACTCCTGGTAGAAATTGACTGTTGCGTTTCGGATGAACTTCACCGCGACATCGTACACGCGGCTCTGGTAGTAACTCACCTCAAAGTCGATGGTCTTCTTCAGCGCCAGCACTCCGAGCTCCGTCTGGATGCGCTTATCATCCCGCACAGCCGGCATATTGGTCATGCCGATTATGTCAGTGTTCAGGCTGTACTCCAAGACCCCGTCGAGGAACGCGAGCACCTCGTCGTTCCTCAGACCGTAGCACGTCACCCGCACCTTGTCTCGCATCAGTTGCGAGTGGATGGTCTCTGGGACGACCAGTGGGGTGATGATGGGGGAGTCTGTATAGTCGTCGCCCCAATAGTCTGGCGCCACGTACTCCGTGGTCGAGAAAACGGGGATCTTCCGCGGGAACGCCTGAATCGCCGTGGTCCCCTCTGGCTGAACATGCACAGCGATATACGGCGGCGCGATGTTGGGCCCGGTCAGGAACGACGGATATACCGGGATCTCGCCACCCAGCGTCAGCCAGACCGGCAGGCTGTTGGATACCACTAGCCTGGTGTTGAGGTCCAGCGGGTCATCGATCAGGATGTCGGCCAGCGCCGGGTAGACCGCGTCGCCGGTGTAGTGGTAGAGATCCGCCTGCCGGTAGTACGACAGCCTGGCAGAGAACGCGACTCGCTTGTCGCCGACCGTCCCGATGTACAGGGTGTCCCCATCCACTCGGTTGAGGTCGTTTACCTCGTGCAGCGAAGTGAATGTGACCCGGTTGACCGCGACGTTTTCGTCTTCGTTCTGGCGGGTGTCGATGGAGTAGTGCAGTGAGCCCTGCGCCTCGAACTGCTCGCCGTCCAGAATCCAGTACACAGTGCCGTCTATCGGAAGCACGTACTTGACGTACTTCGTGAAAGTGATGGTCTGGTTCAGAGACAGCGTGTTGACGCCGGCAGCCAGCCCACTACCAAGCTCGGTCTTGCCGCCCGCAGCTTCCGCGACACTGGTCATTCCTGCCACGCCTTGAATGATTGCTGGTAGAGGCCAGTGTCAATGAACGACGGCCTGGGGGCGCCACGGCGAACCTTCATTCGGTGATTCACGCCGCGCGCCGCCGCCTCCGTCGCCACTCCGGCAACCTTGCCATCCATCTCTCGCGCGTCGAGGAATCGCCGGAACTGCGACTCTATTTCCGAGCAGGCGCCGGCCAGTACGTTCGGCTGCTCAGGGCCGCCCATCAGCCGCGACTCGAGACTTCCCTCAATCGCAGACTCAACCGCCGCTTGTATCTCAGCAGCGTGCGACTCGGCAAAGAACTGCATTACGCCGTACTTGTTCTCGATCCACTCGGCAACGTCGCCGGTCGTCTGCTCGCCGGCCCGAACCTTTGCGCCAGGCGCCGCGGACTGGTTGGCGTACGGCACATCGATGACGCCTAGGTGGATCTTCACGTCAGACCCCACACCGGCCCGTAGGCCTGCGCGATTGCCATGTACTGGCGCCCGTAGGGGGTCTTCAGGTTCTGCAGGTTTGCCATCGTCAGACCCTTCATGAACTCGGGCGTGACCATCGTCTCAGATGTGGAGACGTCGGCGGATGCCGAAATGACCCCGCCGACAAATCCGCCGATGTTCAGCGACCTGCGCACGTCCGCAAAGAACGTCTGCCCGGTCTGGTCCTGAGCCCAATTCAGCAGGTAGTCGCCGGACAGGTTGTTCAGCGCCTGGTCGAAAAGCACCGTCGAGGCCTGCGCAATGGCAGGGTTGACGATCTCGACGGCAACCTCGAGCGACATCTCGATGTAGGGGGAGTTATCCGGCAGCACAGTCGTGTTGATCTGCATGATGTTGCGGATGAATGCCTTGAAAGACACCAACTGCGCTGCCGTGTAACTCATGGATTACTCCCCGCCTTTCGAGCCTGCGATCTTCATCTTCTTGCTCAGGGGCTTGCGGTCTTCGTTGGCCGGGACCTTTTCCTCGATCTCGAGCGTGGCCACAGAGCCCTTCCCGCCGGTCTGCGCCTGCACGACATTATCGGCCGCAGCGAGGTTCTTCGCCACTTCCTCGTTCGACTGCGCGCGCAGGAAGTCGTCGTTCTTCTCGATCGCCTCGCGCACACGGCGCATGTCGATCTCCTTCCCGATGCTGTAGCACATCCCGGTATAGGCGCGCATGTTCGGGATGGTCTTCTGGTCTACCAGACCGTACCGCTCATGCTGGCTGATGATGGTCCTGATCTCGGACTCGGTCAACTCGGTGTGCGGAAGGATCGCCTGCGTGCCGGCATTGATCGTCACGCTGAAAATCTGCTGGTTACCGGGAATCCGGTACTGGAACTCGCGGTGCTGCTTCGTGGTGTTGGCAAGGTAGAGCTTCGTCATTTTCTTGTCCTCAAAGTGAAAGGGCCCCCAGCGGGAGCCCTTTTACTATATCGCGGTAATGGTCAGTACGCCATCGACACGATGGTGATTGCCTCGGGACGCACGGCCCAGCCAGGGGTGACGCGCTTCTCGTACGTGCAATCGGTCGCACCGCCCGGGAGCGGGGCGATGATCTCACGCGGAGCAGGCATGTCGGTGAGCTGCAGGGTGCAGGCATCAAGCGACGGCATCAGGCCCGCGAAGGCGTTGGTGTCCGGCATGCTGCCTTCCTGCTTCTCGATCTCCGGGGCCACGATGACGATGGCGTCCGTGCCGCCTGCGCCCTTGCCGATCAGCGTATCGTCGTACGCCCAGACGACGTTGTCGCCGGCCGACTCCATCTGCGCACTGATCACCTGGCCGGTGGCAGCGGTACCGGCGCCGGCGCGCTGGAACTGCGTGACCTGCACGATGTTCGACTTCTGCATGGCGCCGAGGATGCGCTGCGGGCCCAGGATGACGATGCGGTTGTTGTCGCCAGCGGCCTGGTACATGCGGATCTGCAGGGCCACCAGGGTCTGCAGCATGAACAGCGCCATCTCGCCGTTGTCGTACGTGCTGAACGAGGTGTTGCCGTTGGAGTCCGGCGGCAGCGAGGTCGCCGTGGCGCCGTTGGCATTCAGCAGGCCTTCGCCGTTCGCCGGCTGGAAGCCGTACAGCAGGGCGCTGCGCTCGTTCTGCGCAAAGGTCTGCCACATGGCGCGGCGATACGCTTCCGGCAGGGACACGTCCCAATTGCCGGCCGCGGCCACGTCGTGGTGGTCGTACTGCGCGCGAGCGCGGATCAGGTACGTCGGCACGCTGATCAGCTTCGACACGAAGGTCGGGCCATCCAGCTGGTTGGCCGACGCCTGTCCGGCGTTGGCCGCGCCGCGCATCTGCAGCGTGCGCAGGTACACGTACTGGTGGTCGGAACCGAGCATGGTCAGCTGCTTGCCGCCTGCCAGGGCCTCGAACGCACCCGAACGCTGGCTGATCTGCAGCAGGGTCTGCGGCATCATCAGCGACGGGTGGACAATCTCATATGCACCGAAAGCCATGGGTCAGGTCCTCAGAGTTGGATGACGGCAGCAGAGCCGTTCGGATTCCAGACGAGGTCATCCCCGTCAACGGTAATCGTCTGGCTGTTGCCGATGTTGACACGAAGGACCTTCACGTCCAGCGGGTCAGTGGTGGCTGCGTCGACCTGCGCGCCGGACACGTAGGCGCCCGGGTTGCTGGCCAGCTCGAACGTGAAGTGCGTGGCGTCCACCACGGTGATGATGAAATCGCCGTTGTAGCCGCTCGGCGTGGCGCCCGAGATAGTCACCAGGTCGCCGGTGATCAGCGCGTTCGACGCAACAGTGACCGACACGACTCCGGCCGCCCAGGTCATCGCCGAGATGGCGAGGTTGCCGTGGGTCGGCTCGTTGGCGGTCAGCCACTGGTTGTCGAAGTCCCAGGAGCAGGGGGCATTGATCGACGTGGTGCCGTTGGCGATCGAGGCCGCGAAAGTCGGCTCGATGGCGACAACGACGCGTGCGCCGGTGCCGAGCTGCTGGAACTGCACGGACATGTTGCTGCCGTACTGCTGCGGCGCGCTCGACGTGGTGGTGATGCCGTTGTACGCCTGGTTGGTCACTGTGAAGCCGGTGATCGCGGCGGTGGTGGCCGCGCGGGCAACGACAGGGCCGAGGATCATCGAGTCCGAGGAAGCGATGAATTCCTTGATAGCGATGCCGCCGTACATGACTGCGGTCTCGGACGACGAGACGATGCCCTGCGACAGGCTATTGCGGGTCGCCGCGTCCGGCATCTGGAAGCCCTGCACCAAGCCTTCCGAGGAAAGCTGGAACAGACCTTCGCCGGTCGTGACGGCCATCGGGTTGAACGAGGGGTTCGGGGTGGCCATCGGTTACGCTCCCTTGGTGCGGAAGCCGACAAGGCGCGAGGACTTGGCGGCGAAGGACGACAGGTAACCGGCAACGTCGCCGGCGTATTCGGTCACGACGTGGCCAGAGCCAGTGCGGCGGGTGCGCGGCATCAGCCGGCCGGCGCCGATGTTGGCCGGGGCGTTCGACGCAGCGATCGCGTCAGCATGAATCGCGGTCTCGGCGATGTTCAGCACGGCCGAGTCTGCCTTGGCGAGGTCGACGTCTGCCCATTGCTTCGAGTGCGACTTCAGCTTGCCGAGATAGCGGCGGCGGTATCCGTCGGCGGTTTCACCGGCCAGCGGGCGCGGGGCGCTCTCGCCGAGGGCGCCGAAGACAGAGTCTGCCTTGGCTTGCGCGGCGGCGAGCTTGTCGGCTTCCTCGGCGTTCAGCGTGGCAGGGATTCGGCCCTCGAGATCCCGGATGCGGGCAGCAACGTCAGCGTCGGCTTTCGCCTTGTCTTCGTCTGCCTTTTTCGCGGCCTCTTCGGCTTCCGCGTCGGCCTTGGCTTTCGCCGCGGCGGCTTCGTCGGCCTTCTTGCCTTCGTAAGAGTCCATGCGCTTCGACAGCCCTTCCAAGCTGTCCAGGATGCGGGAGAGCTTATCGTCCGCGTCCGGTTTTACATCGTTCGGCTCGTCGGCCATAGCCGTCACCTCGTGGTTGGTTGAAATACCTGCCGGCTCGCCTCCCTTGTCCCACACGCCCTTACGGCATACAGCAAGGTGATCGACCATCTTTGGCTTGCCCTCCAGCACAATATCCGACCCGTCGGACAACGTCAACTTCGCGTCGCCACTGGTGACAACGGACGGCGACGTGCTGCGCTGTTCGGCAACAATAACCCCGGCGGCCTCGGCGTCGTGAATCTTAGCCACCCCCCAGACTTCGTCGCCCTTGACGTAGGGGAGCATGATCGACCCGATCACGCGATCTCGGAATTCGTCGGTGTCAAGCAGGCCGTCGCCAGGGTGCTCCCAGATAACCGGAAGCCCATTGCAGCGCGCGATGAACTCGTCAGTCAGGTACTGTGCGGGGTCGCGCCATGCGAACTCGTCGTTGCCGGCCCGATAGCACACCCCTGTCCCGGTGATGCGCATGTCGAACAGCCACACGTTCCCGTAAAGCGTCGGCGAGGCAACCTCGCCGGCTGCGATCATCCGCGCGACATCAAGTTCGTTGGCGGATACCAGCCGAAGCTCGGGGTGAGACATGATATCGGCCAACCCCGGGTGGGAGGGGTGTTCCATGTGAAACGTGAGGCCTGCCCACTCGAATGCGGAGTTCTCGCCGTCGCCATCGGGAACAAACCGCGGGCCAACAGCATGAAACACCGAGAAGCCGTCGATACTGCCAAGATGCACGAGCTCGGCCGGATCGATTGCATGGCCGGTCTCCTCGGAGAACTCGCGCGCAGCGGCATCTCGATGCGTCTCTCCCGCTTCGACCATGCCGCCGGGCACCGACCAGCATCCTGGGAAATCACGGGCGCCATCCCCTCGCTTTGCGAGCAGATGCAGGCCATCTGGCGTGCTGTACACGACCCCGGCGGCGGCGCCGGCAGTGACAAATTCCTTGCCGACCTCCTGCGGAATGCCAAGCCTCGAATGGCCGCTCGAGGCGGCCCACATGGTGCGTCGCTGGCGCTCACTTGTTGCGGGCATTGCGCATCTCCTGGATCTTGGCCCGGGCGGCGGCCATGGATTCTGCGCCCTTGGCGGTGATCATATCCTCTGGGAGGTCCCGGAGCGAGTAGATGTACTTGCCAGAGCACCGACAGAACGGCTCCTCGCCAACCTGGGTGATCTCGTCGAGATACCCGGCCGGGCCCTTTTTCATCAGGCCATTTCCCATCGCCCAGCAGCCGCGGATGGCATAGGTCATGCCGTCCCTGTCCTTGTGATCTTTGCGGTAGTTGTATCCTGCCTGCCGCCAGTGCGACTCCCACACCATGGCAATGGCGCCGCCATCGGTGGCAACGATGTTGTTGATAGCGGCCACTAACTTGTGCCCCTGATCAATCAGCACCCGCCGCTCCTCGAACGGCAGTTGGGCCATTGACTTGCGGATGTTTGCCTTGACGGGGTTAGTGTCTACTGCTCCTGATCCTCCGATGGGGATTGATGTCGCCCACCCACGGAAACGCTGCAGCGTCTTTTCGATCGCTTGCTCGCGGTTCAGTTTGACGATCTCAGCCGACGCCATGATCCTGCGGTCAAGCTCTGCCCGCAGCTTGGGCTTGATGCGATCCAGCGTGAACCGCTCGATACCCTTGTGTTTCTTGGCCAGACCCTCTCCCTCGACCAGCGAACGGTACTTGTCGCCAAGTGAGTCGCGCAGCGTGGCGGCCAGCACAGACGGAGGGACCAATTCTTTCTCGGCCGCCTCACGGATCAGCGCAGACCAGCGCGCCACACGCTCGATGGAATCGTAGCCGTGGGCCTCAAGATCCCTGACTGCGGCGGTGATTACCTGGTACAGGTTCATTCGACACCTGGAGGCGCGACCATGCCCATCGGGGCGGGTGGCTCATACGCCGCAATAGCCTCGTAGTCAAGGACCAGCGGGTGCGGAAACATGATCTTGTTCGCGTTCATGTTGTCGGCCACCCACTTGACGACCGCCGCCTTGTTGTCAGGGTCGGCCATCGGGATCAACAGCCGCGCCGTATCGACAATCGACTTGTGCTTGATCTCTTCGGTCTTCACCTGCTCGCTCGGCGCCTCCTCGATGTAGGACGGCCACTCGGCGTGGAAGCTGTTCATCCAGGCGAAGAACGCGTTTTCGTACCCGATGTCCTTGTACATCGGGTAATCACGCTGGATCGTCGCGTAGAAGTCTTCATTCCAGGCGCGGTACATGACGATGCGATCGAAGAACTCGTACAGAGGCTTCATCTCCTCCTGCAACGCATTGATGTACTGCGCCACCGCGCGGGCGTCTTCGGTGCCCTCGCCAAACCCCTCGGTGAACGTCTCGTTCTTCAGCAGCACCGCCGGCATGTCGGCGGCGGTGGCGATATTGGCGATGATGTTGTCCCGGGCGAACTTGCCAGCGCCGTCAGCGTTGATCATGTTCAGGGTCTCGATGCTCTCGTCCGGCGAGATCCCGAGGACGTTTCCGGTCACCCCCTGCTTCAGGTCTGACCGCTTGATGCCCATCAGCCGCGACATCAGCGCGTCAGTGATGGACCCAGGCTGCTTCATCTTGGCGACCAGCAGCCCCAGCTTGGCCGAGATCATGTCGTCGGCAACCATCGACTGCACGAAGGATTTCATCGGGTACAGCGCGCGCTGGAATACAGACCGCCCGACAAACCCGAATGCCGAGGACGTATAGGCGATATACACCGGTTCCTCGTTCATCAGAACGACGGCGCGCGACCGGTGATACGACTGGCCTGCGACGTGGATCGCCGAAGGCTTCTGAAAGTCCGGCGAGTTGGGGTCCTGGTTAAGCACAAGCGACCCTGCGGTGTTCAGCGGGTCGGCGACGTTGAAGTACAGCTTGAGCTTGTGCAGATCCTTCGCTGGGATCGCCACGTTGGTCGGAACCCCCTCGGCCCCATACACCAGACTGGCGATCCCGTAGGTGCGCGCCAACTTGGTGGTGTTGCGGATATGCCGCGTTGCCCCGAGCGCGTCCCACTCTCGGTCAAACGCCTCCCGCAGCCGCTCCTCGGGGCCGGCCGGGATCGCCAACTTCCGCGGCTTACTCTGCGCCATGCGCACCGGCCCCTCGGCCATCTTCTGGCCGAGAGGGTGGTACAGCAAGATGGTCTTGCAGAGCTGATACGACGGCTCGTCGCCTGGCATGATGTCGCCGGCGATCATCAGGTCTATCAGTGAGTTGCCGAGGCCGGAGCCCTGCAGGCCGAGCTGCGCCATGCGCTAGTACCCTTCGTTGTCGCCAAGTGCAATGGCGATACCATAGACGAAAGTGTCGTACAGGTCATCCTCCCCGTCCTTCACGCCGACCCGATAGCCGCACACCTGTGAGATGAGATGGTTCCGGGTGTTGCCCTTGTAGTTCACCATCCGGTCATATGCCTGCCGGCAAATCTTGACTTCGCCGCGGTACACATAGCCCGACGTGCTGATCCCGCGCTCGTCCTTGCCCAGGGCGGTCAGCTTTGAATCGATAGCATGCACATTCCAGTTACGCCGGCGGGCCTGCTGGATCAGCACCGAGCCCGAGGCCTTGTCTTCGATGAACGCGCCGATAGAGCCCGCCCGGGCCCCGCATTGCTGCGCCAAGGCGTTGAGGTGCTTGAACACCCCGGGTAGCCACGTTTCCAGCAGCCCCCCCTCGATCTGCACGATGTCATAGTCAAGCACCAGCAGCTTGTGCTTCGTGCCTGACAGTTTGGTGATACCCCAATACGTAACCCCCGTCCCATCATGATCTCTCCCGGTCTTGGTGGCAGAGTCGATGGTGGCAAACACGGCATCGCAGTACGCAGGGAACGGCAGCGGCTGGCCATCGACCAGCATGCTGTCAAGCGCAAAGAATGCGGCGCCCGACCAGTCAACGAACTCGGCCAGAAACTCCTGCCGGTAGACTAGCGGAGGGTATTCCGTCTCGAGCTTCGCAACCCCGACAGGGTCGAGTGTCGGGTTGGCACTGGTGGGCATGTGGCACTCATCCCACCCCAGCAGTTTGTTCTGACAGACTTGGTAGAAGAACGACTCATCACTGATCCCCTTCGGGGTGCCGGCGATGATTGCGTCCCCTCGACGGTCAAGCAGCGTCGGACCAATAGCCTGTTCGAAGATGTCCTGTAGGCCGGTCTGCACCAGCCCACCCTCATCGATGATGGCCAGGTCATACGCACGCGAGCGCCCGGCATCCTCGTCGTTCAGGGTCCAGAACTCGATGCTCCCGCCTGTCTTGAGCTCGATCAACCCCTCCTGCCGTGACGCGTTCGACACGATTGGGCGCAGCGTCTTCAGCACCCGCTTATACGACGGCAGCAGCAACTTGTAGTTTGGCGCGAACCATCCGACAGCCTTCCGGTTGATTGCCCGGTACGCGCCGATGGTCTCCAGCTCGGTGGTCTTCCCGAACCGGCGTCCACACCGCCAGGCGTACCGGCCACCGCTGTTCGGGGCGGCCATTCGCCGATACAGCGCGCGCTGGCCGTCGTGGAACCTTGGCAGGCTGATCTGGACGCTAGGCATCTGGCGAATTCTCGATCACGACCTTCAGAACGCCACCGTCGTCCTCGAGATCCCGGCCGGCGTACTTCATGGCATTCATCCTCGCCATTGACCACTTATGCGTGTCGATGATGAGACGGGCAGCCTGAACCGCGCCTGGGTCTATCCGCACGGCTCCGTTCTGGTCCTTGTAGGTCGACTTCGCCGCCATCTCCGCAATGAGAAAGTTCGCCTCGTGCATCGCGTCGGTTCTGGCCTTGCAAGCACGCGTGTAAGCGTTTGCTACGCCTGCATAGGCCGGATTTCCTGCGTCATCCTCCCATAACCACTGGTAAAAGACGGTTTTGTCTGCTCCGACGGCCCTACATGCCTTGTAGAGATGGTCGCCTGCAACTATGCGAAGGATCACTTGTTCGAACAGTTCGCGGTTAAGCGGTGGCGCCTTCCTGGCTTTCTGTGTTGCCGGGAGGGTTTCGTGGCGGGGTTTGGCTGGGGGTTTCTTCTTGGCTGCCATGCGAGAAGGTTAGCATGGGTAACGGTTACTTGGAAGTTGCGCGCCTGCCGTATCAGTGGTAATTTATTACCACCCTGCAACCAGAGTGCCTACAATGAGCGACATGAAACAAAAAATCGAGCAGGTGAAAGCCTGGCGCGCCGCAACGAGTGCTTGGCCCGGGCTTCGCCTTTCCCCCGAGGAAGTCTCCCGTCGTCGCGCCGAACGCGCGCTGGTTATTTCCCGGTCCGGCAGCTCCATGAACTCGATCGCTGTCGCGATATGCCGAGGAAACATCACGAGCGGAATGTACAAGCGCCTTTCCGAGGCGTCGCAAGATACATCACATCCCATCGCTATGGAATAGGGTTGTGGTTGCTGGGCTCAACGTGTAATGTATTGGAGTCGCGTCACCCTGTTAGGGCCAGGGCCGCGGCGTAGGAACAGTTGGCAGCGTGCGCTGAGACCCCATCGGCACGTCTGTCTCCATCCCCCGATATGTCAACTGGTCGGGAAGGTGGGTCCTAGGCAGACGTCCCGATGGGGTTTTTGCATTTGAGGCACGCAGTATGTTGACCTTCAACCTGCACATCGGCGACTGGTGGAAGTCCACGGCCCACCTGAGCGACGCCGAGCGCGGGATCTACCTCACCCTCCTGCTCCGATACTACGACACGGAGCAACCGCTGCCGGCCGAGAAGCCGTCCGTCTACAGGCTGGCATGCGCTCGCACTGCGGACGCAATGCTGGCGGTCGACGTTGTGCTCGGCGAGTTCTTCGACCTCCAGGACGACGGCTGGCACAACAAGCGCGCCGACGAAGAGATCGCCGCGTACCGGGACAAGTCCGCCAAGGCGAAACGCAGTGCTGAAGCGCGCTGGAACGGTAGTGGACGCTCGCAAGGCGCAGAGCAACCGCAATGCGAAGGCAATGCGAACGCATTGCGACCGCAATCCGGAGGCAATGCTAACCACGAACCACTAACCAATAACCAAGTATCTCCTACCGGAGATACAGAGCGCGACGCGCGCTCAGTGTCCATCACGGCGAAGCACCTGGTCGCCCAGCACGGGGTTGACCCACAGGTCGCCGCCGACTTCCTGAAGACCCGAAAGGCCAAGCGGCTGCCGCTCACGCAGACGGCGCTGGACGGCCTGATCCGCGAATTCACCCTGGCCAACCTGTCGACCGCCGCAGGCATCCACCTGTGCACCAAGGAGGGTTGGGCAGGGTTCAAGCACACATGGCCGACCGGCGGAGGCACCAATGCAGCGAGTCAATCCGGAGGCCGCCATCGCGGCTTTGAAGCGACAGACGCCATCGACGACGAATGGCTCAGAAACAAGCAGGGCGGCGGGAGGATCGTCGATGCTGGCTGACGCCTCAATCCTGACCGTGTTCAAGACCTTTGCCCGCCGGTGGTCGCACAAGTTCGAGAAGACAAACTCGGACCCGGCAGCCAGGGACGTGTGGCTGGCGGACCTTCGCGCCCTGGGCGTAACGGACGACAACCTGCCGATCGGTCTCTCGCGCAGCGCCGGTCTGGAATGGCCACCCTCGCCTGCCGAGTTCGCCGCGCTGTGCAAGCCGAGGCCTGAGGATCTTGGCATTCCGCCGCTCGAGGCAGCCTGGAACGAGGCCATCGACATGGCGTGCGGCCGGAAGCCCGCAGACCAGTGCTCGCACCCGGTGGTCTGGCACGCCTACTACGAGGCGGGCGACATCGGGCACATGAACGAGGACAAGGGGCGGAAGGTGTTCGAGTACGCCTACTCGCAGGCTGTTGGGATGGCGCTGGCCGGTGAGGCGCTGGCGCCGATCCCGAAGGCGCTGCCGCCGCCGGAAGCGGTGAAGCCGAACTACACGCCCGAGCAGCGGCGCGCAGCCGCGGACGCAGCGATGGAGCGCCTGCGCGCGATGGGTTTCAACGTGGGCCAGAAGAACAACGAGAGCGAGGAGCAATCGCCATGACCACCCACCCAAACGAGGAGCGCGGATCGACGCAGTGCGACCGCCTGCTGCACCACCTGCGTGATGTCGGCCCGATCAACGCATACGACGGCTGGCATGTCCTGGGCATCGGCCGCATCGGCGCCCGCGTGTACGACCTCAAGGCCCGCCGCTACGACGTGCGCACCCGCATGGTCACCGTGCATAACCGGTGGGGCGAGAAGTGCCACGTCGCCGAGTACTACCTGCACCGGGAGCCGGTGGCGATGCCAGAGCAGCAGATCGGCCTGCTGGAGGTGCACTGATGGACGCCCTCCGCGAACTGATCGTCTCCGGCGTCCTGTACGCCATCCCGCTGTTCTGCGGCCCCCGGTGCCTGGGGGTGGGGTTTTTCCTGTGGCCCTTCGCGTTCCTGTTCCTGGTGCTGGGGGTGATCGATGCCCTCGTGGCGGTGCAGTGATGGAGCTGCTGCGCGCGGCGGACAAGGAGTGCACCAGGTGCGGGACGTGGAAGCCGCTCGACGAGTTCCACCTGAACAGGGCGACGCGGGACGGCCGGCAGTCGGTCTGCAAGGTGTGCCGGAACACCGAGGCGGCCAACCGGCGCGCGCAGCGCGGCAACCCGGCGCAGCGGGTTATTGCGACCAACGCCTACCGGCCGTGGCTGACGGTGGACGAAGGGGTGCTGACGAACAACTACGAGAAGCGCGGCCCGGTGTGGTGCGCAGCTCGGGTCAACAGGACGCCGGAGGCGGTGCGGTGGCACTGGATGGCGATGCGCCGGAGGGGCAGCCAATGATCCAGTGGAAGCCGAAGAAGCGCCAATGCAAGGCGCCGGGGTGCGGCCAGCGGTTCATCGCCCGTCGGCAGATTGAGTGGTGGTGCTCGCCGGACTGCGGCACCGCTGTGGCGTTGGCCAAGCTGAGAAAGGTCAACGCGAAGAATGCCGCCGCCGACCGGAAAGAGACGCGCCTCCGCAAGCAGTCGCTCAAGCCGCGCCGCAAGCTGCTGGCCGAGGTGCAGGCCGCGTTCAACTGGTACATCCGCGAGCGCGACTGGTTCCTGCCGTGCATATCGTGCGGGCGCCCGAACGACGGCCAGCACCAGCGGCACGCCGGGCACTTCAAACCGGTTGGCAGCAACCCTGCGCTGCGTTTTGACGCGGCCAACTGCTGGGCGCAGTGCTCCGTCTGTAACAACCACCTGTCGGGGAACCTGCTGCCGTACCGCGTCGAGCTGCTGCGCCGGATCGGTGAGCAGGAGGTCGCGCGCCTTGAGGGTCCGCAGGACCTGGTGAAGTGGCCTGTGGAAGAGCTAGAGGGGATGAAGGTCAAGTTCAACGCGGCGGCGCGCCGCATGCAACGCGAGCGCGAGCAGCGCGGGATGGTGGGGTGTGGCTGAACAGGAAGCCCGGACGAAGAAGCTGGGCACGAAGGCGAAGAAGCGGCCGAGGATCTACCTGCAGGTCCGCGCGGTCATCGACAAGGAGACCGGCGAGGAACGGCTCGCCCTGGTGGCGGAAGACGGCATCCAGCGCGCGGCGATGAAAGAGCGCGGGTTCAAGCGCGGCCAGCGGGTGGCCTGCGACGTCTTCCCCGAGCGGTGCTATTCGCAGTGGAAGCAGGCCCACAAGCTGGGCACGCTGCTGGTGCTCAACGTCGAGGGCTTCGAGAACCTGGACGCGCACAAGGCGCTGAAGAAGGTCCAGCAGGAAGGCGACATCGAGTGCGAGCACGTCACCATCGACGTGCCGGGGTTTGGCCCGCTGCGGGCAAGCACGCCGCGCAGCCTGGCTTTCGACGAGATGGGTCAGGACGACTTCGACCGCGTGTTCCTCGCCATGTGTCGGTTCATCGGCGAGCGGTACTTCAACGGGCTGGACGAATCAGCCATTCTTGAAATGATCGAGCTGATGCCGCTGGACCACTAAAAAAAGTTCCATTCCCCTATTGCTAATTCATTAGTCGATTGCTAATGTGTTCCTAACGCCGCACAACACCAGACGGCGACCAGCAAGAGGAATCCAGGATGTCCACCCTTCACACCCCGCTCACCACCGACGAGGACGGGACCATAACCGACGCCCGCGGCCACGAGATTCTCGACCTCTGGGTGAGCGACGAACACGGCCGGATGCGCGTGAACGATGCCAACGAGGCGGCCATGCGCGAGCGCGCCGCGGAGATCGTCCTGCGGTGCAACCTGCACGACGAGCTGGTCGCGCTGGTGAAGGACGCCGCCGGCGGCCTGACCGTCGGACTGCGCGAGGTAACGCTCGCCAGACTGGCGCAGATTCAATCCACGCTGCCGGAGGGCCGCTGACATGCACACTCCCGGCCAGCAAACCTACGACAGCATGGTCCCGCCGAACGACCCGCCAGACGAGGGTGACGACCTCGACGCAGCGGACCCGGTGGAGTGCTACGACGACCCGTTCGACGACCTGCCCGACGAGGCAGCCGATTTTCTCTACGACCCGCCCAGCCTGAACCGGTGATGAC